TCAGACATCTTGTTGTTCTCCTTGAGACATCATGTTGTCGATGACCCTCGGCCCTGCTTGTTGAGCCAGCATCATCTGTTGTTGTTGCTGCATCGCTTGTTGCTGCATCATTTGTAATTCTTCTGGTGTCCTCACCAGACCTTTGGTGTCAATACCCAACGCCATAGCACGACGCTTCAGGTACTCACCAACATCGACATATTGTTGAAGCACTTGGGGTCCGAGGATCTGGCCTATTCCTGCAAGATAAGTGTCAAGTTTATTGAGATCATTTCCTCGCCCAAGTGCTTCAATTCCTGTGATGATGACGGGTCGGATCTTCTCCATAGGGATCTTCGGTAAGGCTCCCTCCCGCTTCATCTTATTCATAATTAGTCGCACCATTGGGAGGCTCAACTCACGAGACAGGATCGAATAGATCCCTCCAAGTTGTCTCTCTACTGCTTGGGTTACTAGCCGGACTTCCTCTGCCGTGACTCGATCCGCATTACGAATTGAGCCTTCCACGAGTAGAAAGGCATAAGCAAGTCTCTCTTCAATTCCTCTGATCGTATTAAGAGCAACAGTGAAATCCGCCGCTTTCTGACTCTGGAGAACTGATACATCACCCGCAGATCCTTCTCTAATAGCACCGTTAGGTGACTCGCTAAGGGTCCGGGCACGGGTAGTGCCATTAGGACTCACAAGGAACAGAACTTTGGCAGCGGCAGCACTGCCTTCAACGATTGCTTTGGATAATCCCTCCAGTGATTGGAGATCACCCATGTACTGTTCGACATAACCACGACCATAGTTCTCACCATCAACTCTGCCCATGCGGACAGCAATGAAGGGAGCATCCTCTGGCTCAAGGGTTCGTCGAGAGTTCTCTAGTTCTTGACCATTGATTTCTTGGTAGACATCCACCTTGCCATCGGGGCGGGTGATCATGCCTGTATACATATCAATATGTGATTTGTAGGCATCAGCCTGAGGACTAACCTCAACCTGTGCTTCTGGGGGCAGCATCGAAGGATGGACACTTTCCTTGAGTACCACGGTGCGGGTGATGCCCAAAGGACAACGCTTGACCACATAGCGATCAAGGTGAACCACACGCATATTGCCACCATCAGGGAAGTACAGAAGTGCGTTCCCGGTGACAACCAAATGTCTTACTGCGTCGAATAGTCCTGTGCGTACACCTGACCGCTCGACCTCATCCATCATAGATCGCTCAATAGTGGCGAGACTGTTCTCTACCTCAGTCTTGACCTTGGGGTCGATCTGTTCAAGTTCACGCTCAGTCTCCTCATCCAGTTGCAGACGGAAGAAAGGTGAGTTCGGGGGGAGGAGGGAGAGCAGGAGGGCAGATGCCAGATTATTGACACCTCTAGCCCCTACGCTCTGAAAGGGGGTTGGGAACTTGGTAGCACCTGTCGAGCCTTCTTCAGGAAGAATGGTCGGAATAGTGATAGCACTAGCGTCCCTTGCTCGCTCCAGAAACTGAGTTCTTTCGCTAGAGCATTTCTCGTAGATGCTACTTAAGGATTCCATTAGAGATTCACCGTACCACCCGATGCATTCATCGGTATTTTCAGCATAGCCTTGCCTCTACGGCTGGTTCCCCGACGCTTGCGGACAGGGTTATCGGGCCTTGCTTGTAGATTTTTGAGGGGTTCCACCATTGCCAACTGGGGCGGAGGAGCAACATTAATCTGCGCTGGAGGCGGAGGTGGTGCTACCGGAGGTGGAGGTGGTGGGGGTAGAGCCGATGATCCGCCGCCTAGACACATAGTTAGTTCTCCAGAATATTGTTTTCTTGAACTTTTAGTTCTTCAATGAGGAAGCGTACAACCATACGCTTACCAGTTTCTACCCATACCTGACGGTCAGTCCACTCAGGATCAGGGCAACGTTCGGGAAACCGCTCGTCCAAAGCCTTGATCAGCAAGGGATCTAGGGCGGGAAGTCTCCTCATAGTCATCCTTTCGTCTCCTTCTCAGTCTGAATGTATCCATAAAGCAATACGCTGTAGTTAATTAGGTCGAGAACAGTGTCCTCAATCTTCTCATCAGCCACCTTATACTCACCAGTATCAAGGAAAGTAATCAGTCGTGAGATCTTGTCCGTCATGCGGACCATGAACCCCCGCTTGGTATCGGTGATACCCAACTTCTCTACACGGGTGAAGTTCAGGAAGGGGTCACTCTGGTTCTCACCTCCTGAATAGTCGTGGTTTTTCTTGGACATCAACATCTGTGCATTGTTGCAAAGGTGCTGGTGTAGTTTTAGTAGTTCGTCTCTTGTCATCCTCTTGGCTCCCATAGTTTGACTTCGTTGGTTTCAAAGTTGTAGTCACCCTCTCTCATGATATAGGCGACCCGTGCCTGTTGCAGAGCATCCTCTTCATCAAAGCCTTGGTCTTCGTAGGCTCGACGAACAGTCTCCCAACAGGGATCTGGCTTCAGGATTCTGGCGGCAGTCTTGGGGCCGATACCGGGGCATCCTGAGTACCCGTCCACTGCATCACCCGTGAGGGTTTGCAGCAAATGATTGTAGTGTCCATCCGCTGGCGTGACTTCTGAGACATCTTCTTCAGGTCTGCCGGGATTGTAATGAAGACCTTTGATCTGCTTCAGGTCTTTGTCTGTAGACACAAGTATCTTTTCGTACTTTGTCTGCCACAGTCTCCTACCCATCAGTATGCCGCAGACATCATCTGCTTCAAGGTTGGGATACTCATAATGGTTGTAGGCATCTCGGACATACTGCTTGAGAGTATGGAAGAGTAGGGGCTTGCGGGTCTTCTTACGGTGTGCTTTGTATGTTGGGAGGACATCTTTCCTCCAGTTCTTCTCACCACTTAGAGCAATGGCTATAACGCTTGCATTCAGTTTTTCTTTGAGGTCAGCAATCTCGATATCAAACCTCTGCCGTGCTTCACGAGCATCTCCATGCAGAGTCCACATGTCATCTCCCCAGTCCCATGCTACCTCGCTGCCGAGGGCACACTCCCAGAGAAAGATATCTCCGTCAATCACAAGGGCCGTTTTCGTCATCGCTGATTCCATTCATTACTGCGTGCTTGCCTATATCTACAAGTCCAAGCACTGAGTGAAATGGCCCTTGAAAGGCCACTGTTACATCCTCAACATCTTCCGTGCGATTATTCGCGGCGAGGAACACCATCGTGTCGTGACGAGTACGCAACTCATCAAGCAACTTGGTGGTGGGGATCATATCTAAAGGTTCATCCATCAAAATCTCTGTCTCCTTAATTTCTTGAGCCTGCGGGTCTGCGACTTCCGCATCTCTGAGTTACGCGGATACTTGCTGCCATTAGCCACGATCTTGGCTTGGGCAGTTTTGTACCGCAGATAAGGCATTACACGCTTGAGTATTTCTTCAGCGTTTTTGCCATACACAGACCAACGAAAAACAGTCGCATCGTTTCGTTGCCGTGTGGTGATTGACCCACCGAATAGTCGAGCGGGTGTTTTCACCAAAGAAGGTGAGACTGAATCAACCTCTATTACAGGCCCATTATGAAAAGCCACATATCCCTCCCCATCAATTACTCCAGCCAACCATGCAAGATCAGTGAGTGTCGGCCCATGTTGATCCGATCTTGTACTCACCATCGAGCGGACATCTGAACTCGTAATGTTCACCGGCCTTACGCATCGCTTGTACCGCAGTTCTTCCGACATCATCCGCCTCTTCTTGGTTGGTTTGGAGTTGCACTTCATCATGAACGTGCATCAGTTGTTGTACATCCAGACGATCATTATGAAAGTCTTCGTGCATAATAACAGTTGCACGCTTCATCAGAATACTACCAGCAGATTGCAGTAGAAGATTCAAAGCACTATGCTCTGATCTGATTGGTAGTCTTCTGCCATCAATAGCAGGCAACCATTCTTGTGATTGCAACTTCTTGGCAATGGCATTCTTCAGACGCTTGAGTGCTGGAATACCTCGTTCAAGCATATTCCTCATACGTCGCCCTTCAGTTTTGCCACCACCAACAAGGCTACCAATCTTGATGTCTCCAGCACCATACAGGGTGGCATACATAATGCCCTTACCAGTAGATCGTGAGACACCCATCTTGTCGGCGTTGAACTGGTGAATATCACCTTCTTGAATTACTGATGCATACTCACCATCATCCCATCGGGCAAGGTAGTGAGCAAGGCATCGCAGTTCCAGACCAGACATATCACACCCGACCATAACTTTACCATCGGCAGGAGTGAACAATGCTCTACACTCTTTTCCCCAAAGAGATCCAAGAGATGGTACTTGACCAAGGTTGGGTCTGGAGTGGGAGCATCTTGAGGACACGGTTCCGATGGTGTTGACTCTGCCATGCACTTTGCCATTACGCACAACCTTGAGCCACGCCTCTTTACCATCACTCAGTTGACCCAGACGCTTGATGATGGTCAGGTATTTGGTCAGGATCTTAGCCTCTGGATAATCGAGCGAAGAAAGTACAGCCTCATCAACACGCGGGCGACCGTCCCCAGTAAGTTCCGTTGGTTGCCACCCGTACATTGACTTCAATGCGTTGGCTATCTGCAACCGACTGCCGGGGTTGAAGGGGATCTTGCGAACCTTCAAAGGACCAGCAATCAGGTTAAAGGTATCTCTCTTGGTGTAGTCCTTCTTGCGTTTGAACTGCTCTTTAGTCACCTTGTGGTAGTAATACTGAGGAGTCTTCATCGGCTCCTCCTGCGGCGGGAAAACTTTTTGGAGCGTTGCTTCCATCTCCGCCTTCTCTCCAATAAGTTCTGCGTGTAATCTTTTGGCGGCATCTTCGTCAAACGTCACGCCCTCCTTCTCTTGCCGCCGGATGATGTTGTCGAACCGATCCTCAAGTTCATGAGCATCCTCGTTGAATGTCTCAGATATTGCTGACCACAACTTCATGTTGACCAGAACATCCTGCTTGCAGTATTCGCCCATCTCATCGGTGTACTCAGACCAGTCAGTAGTCTCGCCATAGTCACCTTTGTGCAGACCCATACGGTATCCCCAAGCCTTCAGGGAGTAGCGGCCTCGTAGTTCTGCTGGCATGTCACGATTGGCGAAGTCACCACGAGCAACATCAGGGTTGAAGATCCGACCAGCAATCATGGTGTCGATGACATGGCAATCACCCAAGGTGTACGCAGGGTACAACTTCTTGATCGCAGGAATATCAAAGCGTTTGATGTTGTGACCAATCAGGCGATCAGCCAGCCGCATCTTCTGTAAGCCTTTGATGATGTCATCGCCGTGATAAAGATCTACTTCACCAGTAGACATATCACCAACAGCAATGCAGTGAATAACCTT